CGAAAATATGTCGACTCTCAAACTTTCTCTGAAGGCACTAACGCTTTTGCGTGTTTTGCCATTGGCGTCTAAAAAATATGATGCCATGAAGACCACTCGTGCTGAGTTTGCAGCTCTTATCGCTGCCAAGTATGACCGTCAGTTTGACGAGTATTACTTGACGTTGGTTCGACTCGCCCAAAGAGAGTTCAAGGAGAGCACAGCTCCCTCTGCTCCAGCTAAACGTTTGTTTCAGCAAATGGAGCATAAGAAAATCCTCATGCAAAAGCTTGAGGTGGCAGTCGATCTACTTGTCGAGATTCAGCCTACTGCGATTCTCGTCGAAAAGATTATTGCGCGAGGAGAAGTGTTAATCTCTCCCCCCGTGATTACGATTGCCGAGATGGAAGTCGCTCCCGTTCCTAAAAAGAGTGCTGTCAGTTCAAAGCAACTTTCAGTGACTGCAGTACCACTTAAGGGATGTTCTGTTTGCGATGCAGATTATACCATCTCCACTATGTGCGCTAGTTGCAATAAAATCTTACTACATTGTAAGCGCACTCCCGGATATCATCCTGGGAAGTTTAAGAATGATTTGCAGTGTGTGCGTGCATATGAGCGCCACCGTGGCAACTTCGCGGCGTATATGAAGAAGAAAAAAGATTTTAAACCGCCTGTAGTTATTCCGCAGGTGATGCCGCAACCGTTGCGCGATTTTCAATTGAACGATTTGCCAGGCGAGTTTGTTACTGAGTACACTCGCCAGATGCGCCGGATTGAAGAATTTATCCAGAATAAGAAGAAAGAGGTGCATCCGCAAAATGGCGAATTGTCGCGGCTTGTTGGTGAGATTTTTAATCTCATTGCGGCCGCGTTACGCAGCGGAGTGATGGGTTCAATCGTCGCAATTGTCGTTACGTTTTTGGCAGCCTACTCAATTGGCGCGCTTATCGCCCGCAATTTCGAGTCCCACATAGCCCGGGTTCTTTTGGGCACCATTGGGATTTTTGCTGCTGTTGCCGTTGGCAATGTTGTGGGGATAGTTGCTGAGTGCATATTCCAACTTGCGGGGATTATCCTTGAGACTATCGGTCGCGAGTTAGACCCTCCGCGTGTCTCTCAGTCTCCTTCCTCCGCTACAACGCAGTCACGTACTGCGCAGCCGCCGTTGGTTCCCCCTTCTCGTGGGGTTGCTCCTTCTCCGTCCGAGGTGTTTTCTGCTAAGCCGATCCCGAATCCATTTGCGGATCGAGCTGTTCAAGGAGACGACATTTCGGCGGAGCCTTCTTTGGGTTTCTATCTCACGAAGGAGGTAACTCAAAACGGAGTCACTTTTACGACTTGTCCTAATCCACAGGACGGCGAGAAGCTCATTGTTGATCTTGACGAAGCGACAGCTGAGCCACAGGGCTGGGAAGAGCTTGTGGATGCGTCCAACAATTTCGTGGCCTTTCTTTCTGAGCTGTTTGTTCAAGGGGCTACAGAGACTACGAAGATTGTTGGCAAGCACGTTGGTTTGCTGCCTACGTTTGCAGCGACTACTCTCATTGGTCTCCGCAATGTTGCTGCCACGATTCGCGATGTTAAAACTGTTGTTGATGCAGCTCAACCATTGGTCGAGGCCGTTGTGGGGCTTGTATATGAGTCCCTCTTCGGCGCTCCTTGGGTCCCGTGGTCTGAACGTTCCATCATTGCGAAGATCAATCCTCTTCTCGAGCGATTCAACGCAATTCGAGATGACCCAGCGCGCGTGATTGCAACTCATGCTGATCCGGCGTATCAGAAGAAGATCACTGATCTTATTGAGGACTTCGCAAAGTTGGAAGACACGCTCACTCGCTCTAAAGCTCCTCCTCGGTATGTTACGCAGATCGTTGAAGCGCGACGAACCCTTGTCTCCTGGCAAGATCTTTTGGTTGCTGCTAAGAAAACGGCTCATGATCGAATTGAGCCTTTCTTTGTTGAAGTTCGTGGTGCTACCGGAGTGGGCAAGTCTACGTTCATGAAGCAGCTGTATGTGGACATTGCCCCAGTTCTGCATGGCATTAATGAACGTTATCCAGATAAATGGAATGACAACATGAAGTTTACCAAGAAAATGTCGGACACACGTTGGGATGGGTACAAAAACCAGCCCGTGCTCGAGCTCGATGATTTCCTTCAGCGCGATGATGTAGCGTTTCGTCGTGAAGAGGTGATGATGCTCATCAACGCCGTTAATACAGCGGCCTATCCCCTCGATATGGCAGAACTAACTGATAAAGGGACGACTTTCTTCGATAGCCTTCTCATTATTGGTTCACGTAACGGCGGTCGTCGCCCCTCAAATCTTGGCATTATTGAGCCAGGTGCGTACTATCGTCGTGTGCACTTGGAGCTTGAGATGTTGCCTGAGTCGCGCCCGCAAGATCCCAAGACATGGAAGTTTCTCTTTTTTCATCCGACTCAGGGTAAAGACGTTAAAACTTCAAAGATCGGGTATGCGGAGGTTTTGGGTTACGTTACTGCTGGTTTGCAGTGGAACGCCGAGGTTGCACAACGTAAGGTCCAGAGATTTACGGAACCCGTCGTTTCTGTCTCAAAGGACACTATGGCCGAACATCGCCGGGCCATAATCTTAGCTTCTCGCCCAGGCTCCTCGGGTAAGGACAAGAAGAAATCTGCTCCAGACGTGCCGAAGTATGCTGAAGGTGAAGTGGTGCCGCAAGGTGGTCTCTTCTCATCGGAATCTAGGTTCGAAGAGGAAATCACTGAGCAACTCGACGCACTTTTTGCGATTAAAACTGATTTGGAGGAATGGTACGACGATGAGGATGCATTGACGCGTTTGCGCAAGTTCCCTGGTCGTGTCGTTGATGCAGGTAATGACGTTTGGCGCATCTTCTCCGGGAAGGTGAAATACCTTGCGCACCGGGTGGTTGAAGCTGTGCGTCGACTTCGTAAGCTAACGGTTCAAACGTGGGACCGTCTCCAAGCGAAGTTTGAAGCGTTGGCCACTGATTTCGGCAATTGGTGGCTGTCTCTTGTGCTCTCTGAGTGCATTAGTGCTGCTACCCGTACGTTGATGGAGTGGGTTAGCAACCATAAATGGGCAATTATTCTCTCGGCCATTAGCGCGGCTGGGATTGTAACCCTTGGAGTGGGTGCTTTATACTACTTCTTAAAGGATCGCAAAGACGAGGTGGCCCTTCCACAGAGCTACAGGAAGGAAGATGAGCGCGCCGAGAAAGAAGCAGCGAAAGCTGAGGCTAAATTGGCGAAAACTAATGCTAAGGCTGCGCGTAAGGATCGTGGCCGTATGCGAGGGGGGCGAGTGATATATGATAAGAACATTGACGAAGAGGATCCTATTCAGATCTTCGGCCAAGGTCATGTTCAATCGGTTGTTGCTCCTCAACTTGAGGCCTGGGAGATGGATGGTATGCACTCGTTTCACAGAAACGTCTATGTTTGCTTTGTTCAAAAAGGGCAAGCTGGTGTTACGGGTCAGATTGTCTTTCTCCACGATCGTTGGGGGGTGACTGCTAAGCACGTTGCCCGCTATTTCGTTGGAAACACGTCAAATGTTTTACTTACGCAGATTTATTCCAACGGAACGGTGACAAAGACCAATCGCATGGCTCTTCCTTGTCCTCGTGTCATTGAAGTGGAAAACTCCGAGATTGCGTTCGTGCAGTTTGACACATCTTTGCCGCCCCAGCATGACATCGTGTCACATTTCGTTAAGGACGAAGATTTTGTTGTCCTACAAAATTACGGCGTCACGAACCCCCGAGTTCTTTATCGGGATAAGAATGGCGAGCAGGTTATTGCCAGCTCTAATGTGGGTGAGGTCCGCATTCGTAAGGCCCCTCTTTTTGCTGGGGCCGATGACAATGGCGCTCCTTATGTTATTTCAGCATGTAAGACCCCTGCGGCTTCGAGCGGTGGTTTGTTCATGCGCTCGGATCCCCATGCTATTCGTAGGATCATCGGCATCCACGTGGCGGCTTCTACTGAGGTCTCATGGGATGCTATCGTTACGCAGGAGATGATCCGAGAATTCTGCGGTGAGGCGAAGAAGGAAATTATCGTTCCCCAGTGCCTCATTGTCCCTGGTGAGGCTATACCACCTAAAGACCAAGCAATTCCTGTTGGGTTGCTCGCCCATGGTCAGGCCAGCGGAGGAAAGAATGCGGTAACGCTTAGCCCCTTGGCCCCGTATCTTTTCTCCAATCCGCATGGTGAACTGCGACCGACTACGATTCCGACTCTCATGTACCGTCAAGATCCTGCTCCTTACGCTAAGCGTTGGTATGATGCAGGGGTGTTGGAAACCATTCCGCCGTTGCCAGCACAAGTGGATCCTTTACTTGTTGCTTATGAAGGTGCACCGGAGTTTCATCATATACCTCTGGACTTGTTGAGAGATGCATATGACGCGAGCGATTTTCCTCAGGTTGAAGGCAAGCGATATATTCTTTTGTCCCCGGAGCAAGCGGTTTTCGGGTGTAAAGAGTTAGGCCTCCCTGGAATCGATTTGACAACCTCGTGTGGATATAATTCCCGGGGTTTAGCGTCTTTCGATCGGTATACCATGTTCGGCGTTAATCGGAACAATCCGACACAAACTCCGTTCTCTGCATGGCACCCCTATTTACGAGAGGAGCTTGTTCGCGCTTTGAGCGCGCTTGCAGACGGTGCTCGTGTTATGTTTGTTGTGGTCGATTGTCTCAAGGCGGAGCGTCGAAAGCCACACCGAGTACTTGCGGGTCAAACGAGATTATTCTATTCGGCGCATCTTATTCATCTCATCATCTCCCGGATGTTCTTTGGACATTTGACAATGTATGAGAAGAGTACGCGCCTGACAGGAACATCAGCAGTTGGTATTTCTCCAGTTTCTAGTGAGTGGCGTGAGGCCGTTCAACGCCTTATGGTTCATCGCCATCTCATCGTTACCGATCAGCCCACTTTTGACCAGCACAATCAATACCAGATTGCTCACTTCCTAGGACAGGCTCATGCGGGACATTTGGCCCATGTTCGGCTTGAAGCACCAGAGTTTGCTGCGTTCTGGCGAGAGAATATCAAGACGCCATTTACTAAGGCTACTTTCCTTGAGATTGTCAAAACGCTCTACGTGGCGTCCTGTGATTCCATTCATGTTTCCGGCAACGTTGCATATCGTGATGCTCAAGTCACGATTAGTGGGGTGGATCGCACTTCTCAACTGAACACCTATCGCAATAAACTTTCGATTCGCGCTGTGTTCAATGCCATCGTTCGTCCTCATTTGAACGAACTTCCTGCGAACAAAGCATTCTTAGATTCGCGGGCACTCTTCCGCCTCTGCGTCGGCACACTTCTTTACGGTGATGACCAAGTTATTGCCATTGATAAAGACGTGGCGCGATTCTTCACGCCCTATGCCTACAGCTCAGTTCATTATGAGCTGTTTCGCTCCCGCCCCACGTTGCCGTCCAAAGAGCCGATCGTTGAGAACACGCCTTTTGCTTCCTGGGCAGAGTTCGAACTCCTTAAGCGAGGGGTGGCTATTCGAGATGGGGTTTTTTATGCTCCGTTGCAGAAAAGCGTCATCGAGGATTGCCTCTTTTGGGTGCGATCGAAAAAATCAGCACATGCTAATGCTGCTGATACAGTTCGCTCAGTACTATTGGAAGCAGCTGCTCATGGGCATGATTACTGGCAAAGGATTTATCGCATTGTCCAATACGCGTGTCGAGAGGCCAAGGTCAAGTTCGAGCCACTGAGCTACGACGTCTGTGATCAGATGTCGACTTTGTGACTAGCTTGTTTCCTCTGTCCCGAGTATGACGTAAAACTGCTCGGCAAATTTGTCCGTTTGTTTGTAGCGCTTAAACGGACCATATGTGGCAACTGTCTTGAAGTTGTATGGCTGGCGTCCATTGTTTACCCAGGTGAGGTGTTTCTGCTGACTACTAACTCACTTTGTGCGGCTTTGGGCGCTTATTCTTGGATGAGAATTCTCTCTGGGATAAACCATTTTATGTTGGCACCGGACAGTGATGTAGTGCACATCCTGATCCTAAGACTTTGCACTGCGAACGTTAAACCTAATGATTCCGCCTCACTTTTTGAGGCAAATTCCGTCGTTGAGTCTACTACGGCTTTGACGACTACCGCTGAGGCTGTTCCTGAAGCCTTGGCGACTCTTGGTTCCGGGGACCGCCTTCTTTCTTTGGCTTCCCCTTATGCCGATCCTGAGATGCAACGCGTTCTTTCACGAAAGTATCGTATTGCGACGCTGTCGTGGGCAGATACTGATGCTGCTGGTACTGTTCTTGCGCAACTTGACTTGATGGACTTGTTGGTTAATATTCCAAACATTGCTGATAAGCTCACTCAGTTTAGGTGGATCACTTCAGACATGGAAGTGGAGATTCGGCTTAATGCAACTCCCTTTCATATTGGTTCACTTTTGATTGGTCATATTCCGCGAGTTACTTCCAGCGAGGAGGCTTTTAGCCTTCTTACACAGAAGACTGCCAACCTTGCGCAGATTTCTCAAGCACAGGGCATTGTTATGTCGGCTTCTACCACTAACAACGCAACCATGTCAATCAAGCGTGAAGCCGCTACGTTATTTGATCCAATTGATGCGCCCAATTCTTACGCTGGCGCTCTTGGCAATTTGACGATTGCGGTCCTCAACCCTCTCATTCTCGCAAGTGCTGGTTCTGTGAATCCTGTTACTATTACGGTTTTTGCGGCTTTTGTCAACCCTCATCCTGCTGGTTTTGGTTACTTTCCTACCATCAGCGATTCAGACACTGCCGTGCCCCAAAGTGACGAGGTTCATATGGAATCAGTTGCTAAAGCCGTTGGCTCTGTTCTCGCTCCTGAAGCCACTAGTCTGTTTTCTCCGAAAACGGTTGTTGGTGACGTTTCGGCCGTTGGAAAAGCCTTGACGGACGGTCTCTCTGCGGCGGCTCAGTTTTTGCCGCTTTTGGGATTATCCAAGCCCGTCAATCAGGTTACTCCTCAACCGGCTGTCGTTGATGATTTTCGCGACCTCAACTACACCCACGGTGTGGCCCAAACGACTAAGAGTTCAGCGCATCCCAATGCTGGACTTGGAGCCCCAATGGCTTCGTTCCTTAAGAAGAATAAGATTCGTGATGTCATTGCTGTTCCTACACTGTTGATGACGGCTCAGTTTGATAAGACTGACGATCCTGCGACTCCGCTTATTTGGTTTCCTGTTCACCCTTCGCTTTGTTGGTTTGATCCGACTTCAAAGAACTTTCAACCATCGCATCTTGCCTATGTCTCTCAGGGTTTCCGTTTTTGGCGTGGTGGTATGAAGTTGCGTTTTCATTTCGTCACTTCGCAGTTTGTTTCGGCGCGTTTGCGCATTGCCCTTTGGCCTGCTAATACTTATCCGGCCAACATTGAGGAGTACGCTGGTGATGCCGTCTCGAAGATCGTTGATGTGCGCGGTGAGACCATTGTGGACTTTCTTGTCCCATACCAGTCGCCGCACCCTTACCAACCATGTCGTGGCTATATTCATCCGCTGACCGAGCAAGGCTGGGGTAATGTTCCAGCCGACGAGATGAATTCTTTCGTCACGCTTTCGCTTATTAATCCTCTGCAACAGCCGGATTTTTCCGGAAATGCTCTCGTTTACTGCAATGTTTTTGTTGCAGCTGCTGAGGACTTCACATTCGGCGGGCTTCTTCATCCGTATGTTCGCCCTGTGTGCGCGATTGACCCCGGTCTTCCGGCGTCCAAAGCTAAGCCTCAAAGCTTAATTGAGGTGAAGGATGACGAGGAGGCAGTTCCACAGTCTCTCGTCACTTCTTTTTCGGTGCCGTTTGATCCGATTATTCCAGCTGCTGTCTCTGCTGAACAAGGCGCCGTTCTTCCGGAACAATTCTCCACTATTGAGGGGACCCTGATGAAATATACTTCCACTGGAGTTCCCAGTCCTGTGTTGACAGTTTTTGTTCCGATTACCGATGTTCGCATCGGCAAAACCACGGATGTGAACACATATGCGGATGCCATTGAGTTCTATCGTCAGATTTTCCGCTGGCATCGCGGAGGGATTCGTTTTAAGATGCTGCCTACGCCTGCTACTGTGGCACAACTGGCAGCTGACCCAACGCGTCGCTTCAATGTCATCATTGGTTTTCCCACTGAGGACGTTGGAGATCCGCCAACTCTTCCATCCGCATGGATCACGCCGTCTGACAACCAACTGCGTGGAGTCGTTGAGACAGAGATCCCTTGGTTGTATGGCACCTACGTTTGCACGAACTGGGCTGCCGGGTGTCAGATTGACCTCCCCGTGAACGAACTCTTTTATGAGTTTGGCCTTTTTCAGGGGGGCACTGGTGGTATAACCGCTGGTGTTTATCGGTCAGTGTCCGATGACTTCATGTTCGGACATGTTCTTCCGACCCCAACCCTCGAGAACCCATTCGAGGTGGAGACCCTTTCCAAGGTTCCCCAACCCTTTATCCCCAGATTAGATCAGAGTCTGGGAGCTCCGAACTTGGAGCTGCGTTCCCGTCGCCGTAAATAGCGACCTTTTCGCGGTAGGCGATTAACTTGCATTAACCGTCATCTGCTTTTATATTTTGCCTTGCAAGAGGCTACGTTTTATTCTATAACCATAGGCAAGCCCGTGTTTGCCCTCCGGCTTGTAGGACGTATCGTATTTTGTTTCTTTTTGTCCCTTGAACGGATTAGAGTGCGTGAACACTCTTTTTCTA